TATGGAATAGGGGTTCATTAGAACTAGAGAATGGTTCAAAGATTCTTGCTGCCTCTACGTCTGCCTCTGCGGTGCGTGGTGGTTCTTATAATATCATCTTTTTGGACGAATTTGCATTCGTTCCTAACCATATTGCTGAAGATTTTTTCAGTTCTGTTTATCCTACCATATCTTCTGGGCAATCTACCAAATTAATTATTGTTTCTACTCCTCACGGAATGAATCATTTTTATAAAATTTGGCATGATGCTGAAAGATCAAAAAATCAATACATTCCTACCGAAGTTCATTGGAGTGAAGTTCCTGGTAGAGATCAGGTATGGAAAAAACAAACAATAGAAAACACAAGCGAACAACAGTTTCAAGTTGAGTTTGAATGCGAGTTCTTGGGTTCTATTGGAACATTAATCAATCCATCAAAAATAAAAACTTTGGTTTATGATGAACCAATCAAAAGAAGTGGGGGGTTAGATGTATACGAAAAACCGAAAGACGAGCATACTTATATAATGACAGTGGACGTTTCGAGAGGATTGAATAACGATTATTCGGCATTTGTTGTTTTTGATATATCAACCTTTCCTTATAAAATAGTAGCAAAATATAGGAATAATGAAATTAAACCAATGTTATTTCCAAATATAATTTTAGATGTAGCAAAAGCATATAATAAATCATTTGTGTTAGCAGAAGTAAATGATATTGGAGAACAAGTTACGAGTATTCTTCATTTTGATTTAGAGTATGATAATATTTTAATGTGTGCAATGAGAGGAAGAGCAGGGCAACTTGTTGGGCAAGGATTTTCTGGAAAGAAAACACAACTTGGCGTAAAGATGTCAAAAACAGTTAAAAGAGTTGGTTGTTCAAATCTAAAAACAATTATTGAAGACGATAAACTTATTTTTAATGACTACGAAATTATTAGTGAACTTACTACTTTTATTCAAAAAAATCAATCATTTGAAGCAGAAGAAGGATGCAATGATGATTTGGTAATGTGTTTAGTAATTTTTTCTTGGTTAGTTGTTCAAGATTATTTTAAAGAAATGACAGAGAATGATGTTCGTAAAAGAATATACGAAGATCAAAAAGAACAAATAGAACAAGATATGTCTCCATTTGGATTTATTACTGATGGCCTAAATGAAGAAACTTCTTTTGTAGATAATGATGGGGACAGATGGCACACCGATGAATATGGTGATGTCTCATATATGTGGGAGTACAGATAAAATTGGTAATTTATAAATACTTTTAGACAAAATGAAATTTCTTCAGAGGGAAAGACATGGCGGTAAATTTAGTATCTCCGGGCGTAAGGGTAAGGGAAGTCGATTTAACTATTGGAAGAATTGATGGCGTAAATGATCAAACTGGTGCAATTGTTGGTCCTTTTTCTCAAGGTCCAGTAGATTATCCAATTTTAATTGAAACAGAACAGGATTTGTTGAAATATTTCGGAAAACCATTATCTACCGATTCGCAATACGAATATTGGATGAGTGCTTCATCTTATCTTTCATATGGTGGTATTCTAAGAGTAGTTAGAACTGATGGATCAAATTTGAACAATTCAAATGCTGGCGTTTCAGCTGATTCCGTTACTCTTAAAATTAAATCTTATGAAGATTATACAAATAATTATTCTACCGGGTCAACTTGGTATTATGGAGCAAAAAATCCAGGTTCTTGGGCAAATAATTTAAAAGTATGTGTAATTGACTCTGCCGCAGATCAAAGAGTTGCAATTGGTACTTTTGGGTTATCGGTTGGTTTTGGTGTAACCGTTGGGGTTAATACTTCTCTTGCTGGAGTTGGAGCTGCTTCAAATTTTACTGGATATTTAAGAGGAATTGTTACAAAAATTGGCGACCAAAACGTTGATGTAAAGGTTACTGATAGATACGATAATTCATCTGGTTTATCAACTAACGTATCATATTCACAAAATAGTATTAATTCTTTTCCTTCTCAATCTGGTTCTTATTTTTTCAAAACTACTTCAGGAGTTACTACATCGGTTGAAGCAAATAGATTTTTTGGTTCAGTAGGATCTGGTTCTACTGTTATCAATCCCGTATCTCTTACTCAAAATCTTCCAACTTCTGGGGTATCTGCTGGATATCAAATTAGAACAATTACTGCAGGAATAGTAAACACTTCTACAGTTACTGGTCTTGGAACTACAAGTATTAATGGTGGCACACAAAATACAATTTTGATAAATTCTGCTTCGGCAGGAGTGGGAACAAACGTTCAATTTGTTTCATTAGTTCCAGCAGGGACTGCATTTAACTTTGCATCAAGTGGTTCTGCTGCGATTACTGTTTCTGATTGGTATAATTTGCAAACATTAGGATTAACTAATTCTACAATATACTGGAAATCAATTGCCGAAAAGCCATCTACTTCCCAATATGCATCAGAAAGAAATTCAAAAAATGATGAAATTCACGTATTAGTTGTCGATGATACTGGTAGCGTGACCGGGATTGCAGGAAATATTCTTGAAAAATATACACACCTTTCTAAGGCATTAGATGGCAAAATATCTCCATCAGAAGTTGTATATTATAAAGATTTAATTGCAGATGTATCAAATTACATTTATGCCGGATTTGCTCCTACTGGTTCTGCTACTAATTTTACAACATATACTGGTTATACCAATACAAGTACGGGAAACTGGGGCACTAATGCCCAAAGCACTTCATTTGCAGGAATTGGAAATGTAACTTACAATTTAACTGGTGGTGTTGATTATAGTTCAACTGGGGGAATGGCACCGACATTTGGAGATATTATTTCATCTTATGAAATTTTCAGAAATCCTGCTGAGTATTCAATCAATTTTCTGATTAATGGTCCATCTAGTGGTGCTTCAATTTTTGAAGCACAATCAAAAGCAAATACTTTAATTTCAATTGCCGAAGAAAGAAAAGATTGTATAGCTGTTATTTCTCCATACAAATCTGGAGTATTGAACATCACAAGCACCGATACACAAACTACAAATATTATTAATTTCTTTGATCCCATAACATCAAGTTCCTATGCAGTTTTTGATACTGGATATAAGTATACATTTGATCGCTTCAATAATACATTTAGATACATACCTTGCAATGCAGATGTTGCTGGATTGATGGCTAGAACATCAATCAACCAATTCCCGTGGTTCTCTCCTGCTGGTTCTTCAAGAGGAGCAATTAGTAATGCTGTGAAACTTGCATACAATCCATCACAAGGTCAAAGAGACCTTCTATATCCAAAAAGAATTAATCCAATTATCTATTCACCTGGTTCTGGAATTATTCTTTTTGGTGACAAAACTGCTTTATCTTATGCTTCTGCATTTGATAGAATTAATGTTCGTCGTTTATTCCTTACGCTCGAAGAAACAATCGAAAGAGCAGCAAGAGCACAACTATTTGAGTTTAATGATGTAATTACTAGATCCAATTTTATCAATATTGTCGAACCTTATCTTCGTGATGTAAAAGCAAAAAGAGGAATGAGTGACTTCTTAGTTATCTGTGATGAGACAAATAATACTCCAGACATAATTGATGCAAATCAATTTAGAGCTGATATTTTCGTAAAACCAGCAAGATCTATCAACTTCATTGGTCTTACATTTGTTGCTACTCGCACAGGTGTGAGTTTTGAAGAAGTCGTAGGCACAGTTTAACACAAAGAGGTAACAAAAAATGGCTACTAACTCCAATTCTTTTACTGGTGGATCCCAAAATCCAAATTCTAGAACTTTAAATGAGTTCAAAAGTAGAATGTCTGGGGGAGGAGTAAGATCTAATTTATTTGAATGCGAAATTACTTTTCCTTCTGATGTTTATAGTGCGACTCATACTGGAAATCAAAGCGATCTTTCAGATAAAACTAGATTTTTAATTAAAGCAGCAAATCTTCCTGCATCTACTTTGGGTATTATTGATATTCCATTTAGAGGAAGAAATCTTAAAATTGCTGGTGATCGCACATTTGATCCTTGGACGATTACTGTAATTAATGATAACGATTTCCACATTCGAAATGCTTTCGAAAGATGGATCAATTATATGAATAAAAACGAAGATGCTGCTGGAAAAATTGATCCGAATACTTATCAACAAGATGCAATTATATATCAACTTGGAAGAGCAAACCTTAACGGTTCAACTCCAACAACTGATACTCAAATACCTATACTAAAACAGTATAAATTTTATGGGGTATTTCCAACTGCTATAAGTGCAATTGATGTTTCTTATGATTCTTCAGATACAATTGAAGAATTTACAGTAGATTTGCAAGTCCAATGGTGGGATGCTCTTGATAATACTGGTACTTCTCAACTTGGCACATCGAAACAAACAACACCATAAATAGTAGAAACTATTTTATTTTATTGATGTCTAAGTTGTTTGGGTTCAAAATACAAGATACTGGAGTAGATAAGTCAAAAAAACTTGTTTCTCCAGTTCCTCCTAATGAAGAAGATAAATCTGATTATTACATTCAAAGTGGTTTTTATGGGCAATATGTAGATATTGAAGGTGTTTATAAGAATGAACAAGATCTTGTAAAAAGATATCGTGAGATGGCTTTACACCCAGAATGTGATAGTGCGATTGAAGATGTTGTAAATGAAGCTATTGTATCAGATTTGAATGATTCACCAGTAGAAATCGAACTTTCAAATCTTCCAGCATCAGACAAATTAAAACAAATTATTCGTGATGAATTTAAATCCATTAAAGAAATTATGGATTTTGATAGAAAAGCACACGAAATTTTTAGAAATTGGTACGTAGATGGAAAGATTTTTTACCATAAAGTAATTGACTTAAAAAATCCTTCTGCTGGAATTCAAGAAATTAGATATATTGATCCAATTAAAATTCGTTTTATTCGTAAGGCAGAACAAACTGGACAAAATGCAAATTTTCCAGCATCATCAAGTAGAAGTAACGAACCAATAGATATTCATCAAGCACCAAAAATAGAAGAATATTATCTTTATGATCCAAATTCTTCTATTGGATCAAGTGGATCGATCTCTTTTCGTAATGACGCAAAAAGTGTAAAAATTGCAAAAGATGCTATTACCTATGTAACATCAGGTCTTGTAGATCGAAATAAGCAAACTATTTTATCTTATCTTCATAAATCAATTAAAGCACTCAATCAATTGAGAATGATTGAAGATAGCCTTGTGATTTATAGACTTTCTAGAGCACCAGAAAGAAGAATATTTTATA